TTCTTAACAAATCTTAATAGTTTCAGAAGTGTCGATAAATATATAGAATATGGTAAAAAATTAATAAATTCTGAACAAAATAAAATAATTTTTATTGAAGAAGATGCTTACACAACTTATATAAAAAGTGAAATTACGAATAATTCAAATACTGTATTTATATTTATTAACAAATTAGATTTATATTTTTATGAATATTATAATAAATTAGATAATTTTGATGTAATAACTGATAATCCAACTAAAGATACACTCGAATATATGTTCGTTCAGTGTAATAAAACCGAATGGATAAGAGAGGCAATTATTAAAAATCCGTTTAATAGTGACCAGTTTATTTGGATTGATTTTGGTATTTACCATATTGTAAATAATGATGACGAGTTTTATAAAGGTATAAATAATTTAAATACTAAATCGTATGAAAACGTTCGTATAGCAAAAGGATATGTTAACCTTACAGATAAAGATATTTTTAAAAATATAATTTGGTTTTTTCTGGGTGGTATTTTTGGGGGTCATAAAGATGCGTTATTACAATTTGCAGATATAATGAAACATAAATGTATTGATATCATGGAAAATAACAAAACTATATTTTGGGAAGTTAATATTTGGTATTTAATTCATACCGAATTTCCGGATTTGTTTTTAGGGTATAACGCAGACCATAATTTAAGTATTTTAACAAATTATTAAATATGGTTTTTACATATAATAGAGTAGAACACACGCGCAAAATACAACAAGACGCACTTGTTGTATTTAATATCTGATGAAGGAGTCCATATATACATAATTATGCGAAAACTCACTTGTTATACAGTTAAAACTGGAATGGTCTCTGGTTTTTTTCAATTACTAAAGGTTCAGGAATAAATACGGGTGATTTTTCATATATATTTTCAGATTTTAAATGTTTTAATTCAGGAGTAAAACAAGGTGCCTTTTTAACTAAATTAGTTGAATTAACCCCAAATAAAAACGACTCAATATCAGGTGCGTTATATGACAATTTAGTCCATGGAACTTGACCCGGATTTAACCCATTACCTGCCCATTTGGTATCATATGCCTCTCCATATTGTGAATTTTTATATAATGTGTATACTTCACTTTGTTTATATTCGTTTTGTTCTAAACAGTAATTTCCAGGAGTATTTTTATTACGTGTTGACGCCATTTATAATATATAATAATAAAACAAATAACAAGTATCAACTTAATCAAATGACCTTATTAACAACATTAAATTATAGGGTTGAATTGTTCCAGTTTCTAGAAAGTCGCATATACACGGGTGTGTCAAGTATAATAAATCAAAAGAATATAATAATAATAACCCAATTCCTAAATCTTCGCTTATCATTAAACCAGCCATTTTTTTCATACACATATTTATTTCTGGGTGATTTTGGACTTTGTTTAATATACATTGAAGAGAGTTGTTTATTTCGGTTTCATTAAATTCATCCATCATAAAAATATTTATAATGTCTTTTCTATATAAAGAATCTTGTATATCAAGGTCTGCGTTCCCAATAAACGGATTATAACTACATATATATTTTGTATTATACATTTAGTTATACTTATTTTTAGTTTTTAAATTATATTTATGTAATATTTAATTTACATCTCTTACTAATTCACGAGATGGAACCCCGCCTCGTATCCATCCATCTGATGCGGCACTTTCAACTGAATATGCTGGATTATTTATTCTATCTTGAATACTTTTTAAAAGTGGGGTAGAATGGTATTTAATATAACTTTTTTCACTTAAATTATTAACACTTCGTTTATTTATCATTAATTCTCCCTGTTGAATTTGAGACTCAATAATAGGATTAACGGACCCTCTTCCTAAATATGGAACGGTAGAAAAAGGTCTATGAAATAAATCGATGCGACATTTTGGGTGTGTTTGAATACTTCCGATTTGTAAATTAGAATTACTATCGATATTACACCCTCCTGCTCCTGAGTTGTGTCCTCCGGTATAATTGACACAAGGTTGGGATGTTGCTAAATCAATCGGTTTTTTCATAGAGCAATCAGAAGCAAAATAATTTTGAAGCATATAAGTGCTATACTCGACATTCTGTAAATCTGTTTGGGATTGACAACATGGGTCTAAACCTATTCTTGACACATTATCAAATGTATAACTATAATAATCTGACATTTATATATATTATACATTATTTTTTTACTAAACTAATAAAAAAATAACTAATAAAGCGTATATCTGTAACTATCTTTAACTCTTTGTATTGCCCCACCTACATTACTTTCTTTAGAACTTGGCATATTTCCATACAAGAAATTAGCAAAAGCACCTTGGTCGTTTGAAACACGTGTATTTGCCGTGCTATAAAAAGCACGGTTTGATTGATCTAAATAAAAATTGTCGGTTAAATCACTAAATAGTTGTTTATTTGTATTTTTAATTCCTGGATTCATGAATTGAACTGATTTCTTTATGTTTTTAGTAATATTTTCATCAATTTGAGGATTAAATGAGGGTGGTGCTGCGTTTCTATCCGGGTCATCCATAATATCAGTTAGAAGAACATTACTAAATGGATTTTTTTTATTTCCTTCTTTAAATTCGTGTTTTGAAAAGGTTTCTAATGTTTGAGGATTTGTTATATTATCCGAGTTAGTTAGTGAACTATTAACTCGGGGTTGGTCGCTTATATTATTAAATCCTTCATTAATTATATGGTTTTGGCGAACCTTATACAAAATAATTATAAAAATTAATATTGCTAAGCAACCAACAATTAATTTTCTGGATGTTGTAAAAATATACACTAAAGATGTAAAATATATAATTAATCTAGTTATGGAGTTCATTTTCCGTTCATAACTCATCCCTTGTTTTGGCATAACTTCAAGTATGTAATCTTTATTTAATAATATTAATGGGTTATTATACCAAAATGAATCTGTCATTATATATAAGATTATTTATTTTTTATTTTATAATACTGTTTATTTTTTATGTTTTCGTTTTGTATTTTCGGGTTTAAAATCATTTTTAAATATTTCATCTAATTGATCATCTGATAAGATTTGTTCGTAATTCGTTGGTTGTTGTTGGTTAATTGGATTGAGTTGTTTATTGCGATTATATTCTATTTTTTTGTTCATTCTTTCTTTCGTTTTGGCAGTTTTCATGGTTGAACTTAATGCGTTTTCTATATTATTTAAGTTTACTTTAGACCCACCACCAAGACCATTAAGACCACCAAGACCAGATAACCCCAATTGTGAAATCATTGACTGGAAATTTTCCATTCCAGGAATATTTTTCATTTGAGATAACATTTCACTAGCTTCGCTAAGTAATTCACTTTCTTTGAGGTCACCCGATTTTAATTTAGTGTCTAATTTATCGCCGATATTTTTAGCTAAACCCATTAATTTATTTGGATTTTTAAATAAATTCTCAAAAATACCTTTCATATCTGTAATATTATCCAAGTCAAGGTTCATTTCGTTTGCGGTTTCCTCGGCAATCTCTTTTGCTAAACTCCCCAATTTACTATCAAGAATATCCGTAATATGCTCGTGTATTTGATTAGCCTTGGGAATATTAATTCCTTCCGATAATTGTTTTTCAGATGAAACATTATTTTCAAAAAAACTGTGCATTTGGTTAAAAGTATCCTCCAGTTTGTCTTTAAATTCAGTTTCGTTAATCGTATCGAAAATTTTAGAGGTTTCTCCAAATTCGGTGCGGTCTTTAAGAGTTCCTATTATTGAAAATAAAATGAGTTGTAAATAATTCCATATTGTATTGCGGGTTTTTTCAGTAATGTCACATTGCCATAAATTTTTAAAATGGACGTAAGGTAAAAACTCCGTATCTATTTCAGAATCATCTTTAAATAAATCCTCGTTTTTATATAAAATATCGAAAAATCTTGGAGGGAATTTTTTTTTACAAAAATTAAAAATAAATTCTAAACTGTTTGTGTCTGATTGGTTTATTGCTTTATTTCGTTCATCTTCATTTTTGATATGTTCGAAAAAAGAAGATGGTTTCCACCATCGAGAAATAAATACACCATATTCAGGAAAGGTTACGTTAATATCATTAATAAAATCTTTGATAACCTTTGAAAATTCTTCCGGAACTGTAGACATTATTATGTATAATATATAATTTGTTTTTTTAAATTAAACTATTTACTATATATTATTTTGTCTAATTACATTTTACAGATATTTTAGTTAAAGTTTGAATATATTTAATAGTTTTATTTTTATCTTCTAATCCCATAGTTTTCACTGGTTCACGAAACCTATCAATTGCTTCAATAATTTTATCAGAATTACTTGAATTTGACAAATCGGTTGAATAATCTTTATTTATAAAAAAATCTAAATCTCCTCGTGTAATTTCATTTATATACTTACCGACTACAAAAGTATTCCAAATTTTTGGAATGATTTTTGGGTTCATCTTTTTTATTGCTATTAGTGAATTTTTCGCAACCAATAACTCATTGTCTTCTGGAAATAATGAATGTATATATGTAATAAATTCTAAAAAATGTTCGTTAAAAGCACTAGTATATGAAATAGACATAATATATGTTAATGTTTAGTCTTTTTTAAATATTATTTTTAATATATAAATAAACAAATAAATAAACAAACAAACAAATAAATAAACAAAAAAATAAACAAAAAAATAAATAACTTATAACCCCCTTAATTCTTGTTCTCTCTGTTGTTGTAATTTTGCGATAGTCATTTCAGAAGAAATTTTATTTGCTCCTTTCGGGTCATCATCACCTGCCGATGTTGATATTTTATCATTATATTGTAAATCAACGTAATTATGCATTTGTCTTATTCCTCCATTACCTTTTGCGGATAACGATTCCGAATCCATATCTAAAAAACTATATTGGTCTGAAACAATACCAAACATTCCACCACCTAATGAAAATGCCGATGGTTCTAAATCATTAAATGTTGCTTGTTTTACGACAACCTCTTGTTTTTGTTTAAAATATTGATTAATAGATTCACCGTATAATATTTCATATCCTTTATTTAATAATAGAAGTGAAGGAACCCGCGTTATTTTATCAGGCATAATTATTTTTTGTCCGTTTTCCAATAAAATATATACTTTGTTATTTTCATCTTTAATTCTTTTATCTATACAAATAAAATGTGTATCTTTTGCTAAAGGAGATTTAGATAAATTTTGTAAAAGATTTTTAGAATGATTACAATAATTACTATAATAAAGAATGGAATTCATCTATATTATCTTATACTAAGGTTTTTGCCTTTAAATTTTAACTCAATTATAAAAAAATTGATTTAAAAATAGATTTTAAATATTAATATAATAAATAAAATGAACCCTAAAGTTACTAATTCAACAGAACAAAACAACATATTAACATTTACCCTTAGTGGTTTAAATGTTAGTTTAGCTAATGCCGTGAGAAGAACCATTTTGTCAGATATTCATACGGTTGTATTTAGAACATCGCCATATGAAGAAAACGACGCAATAATTATATCCAATACGTCCCGATTACATAATGAAGGGATAAAACAACGACTTAGTTGTATTCCGATTCATATTACAGATTTAAATATGCCGTTGGAAAATTATATAATGGAAGTTAATGTCGAAAATGTAACTGATACAACTATTTATGTTACAACCAAGGATTTTAAAATAAAGGATATAACAACTGATAAGTATCTAACAGAAACAGATACAAGAGATATATTTCCCCCAAATGATTTCGGAGATTATATTGATTTTGTAAGGTTACGTCCTAAAATTTCAAACGAAATACCTGGAGAAAATCTACATCTTACGTGTAAGATGTCTATTGGAACCGCGAAACAAGACGGAATGTTTAATGTAGTTTCTACATGTTCTTACGGATTTACAACGGATGAGGTTAAAATAGAAGAAGAATTGAAAAAACAAATACAAAAATGGAAGGACCAAGAAAAAGAAGATAACATAAAGAAAGATATTGTTTACGAAACTAAAAATTGGAGATTATTGGATGCGTTACGAATTACAAAAAAAGATAGTTTTGATTTTATTATAGAATCAATTGGCGTCTTTTCAAATAAAGAATTGGTAAAAAAAGCGTGTAATATTTTAAATTATAGATTAGATGAATTAAATACCTTAATAGATACGGATAAACTAATTATAAACTCAAGTAATTCAACGATGCTTAATTGTTTTGATGTTATTCTTGAAAACGAAGATTATACAATTGGAAAAATAGTGGAGTATATGTTATATTCTAAATTCTTTGAGGGGTTAAAAACACTAACCTATTGCGGATTTAAAAAAATGCACCCACATGATTCAGAAAGTATTATTCGTATTGCGTATCGTGATAATATTGATAAACCAATACTAAAACAAAACTTAAAAGATGGAATTATGGATGCGATTAATATATTTAAAAAAATAGAAACACAATTTTAAAATAATTAGTAATTGAAAAAATACCAGATAATTATAAAAATTGAAACGTAATAATTGATAAAATATATAAACAAATAAAAAATAAATACATAATGAAAGAACAAAAAAAAATTAAACTTAGAAAAAGTAAATCTGTAATGAATAAATATGTAACTAACACGAATGTAGATAACCATATTTTTATAGGAACCGAAGGCGAAGATATTCCTGAGGCAAATCTATCATTTTTAATTGAATTATTAGGAAGTAAATTATACGAAACTTATGTTGATGAAATATTAAATATTTCATCAAAAAAGAAAATAAAAGTGCTTGCTGTAGCACACCCTTCAACCCCTCCAAAAGAAGTTTTAATAAAAGGACAACCATCCTTATTTTATGGAAAAAATGGAGGAACACATTATACTTGTTCGGTTGACGGAGAACAACTATGGAATTCATATAAACACGGAATACAAGCAAATCATACAGACCACTTTTGTCAAACGTTTGCTCTTATGAGAACCCAACACGAATTCTTACCAAACTCACAAATAGGAAAAACATATTTAAAATTAAAAAGAGGCGAGTATATGGATAACGCGTTTATAGCAAAAAATGTCGCATGCGATATATTAAAATTATTAAACAATGATTTTGATATTAATAAAATTGTTGAAAATCTTTTAAAAATCACAGATAGAACCGGTAAGTTAAGACATCAACGACACAATCCAAACATAAAATTTAATATTGAAAAATTTATAGACTATTGTCGTGGTTTGACAAAGACGCAGTTATCTTGTAGTTCATTTTACGATAGAGTATATTTGAAATAATTTAACATAGACATTAGTTGAGAAGGATGAAGGTCCTCAACATATTTGGTTACAATTAAAAGCGTAACGTATAAATTATTCGGTTTTAATTGAGTTATATAAATGTTATGTAAATTAAACATGTGAGTTTTATAATGAAAAGGGGTTATATTATCCTTTTTTATATAAAAGTTTATGTAGTTGTCATATAGGGTTTTAATGAATAAATTAATTTTATTATTAATTAAGTTAAATTCAGAAATATGTTCTGGATAATAATTTAAATAATTATTTAGATTTCCCTCTTTTTTTAAAATTAAATATTGATACTGTAATTTCGGTTGATTACCACGCAACTGTTTAACGATTTCATACTGTTGATTTCGGAACTTACACCGCATATTTGTTAAAGAATTAAATATAACGACACCTTGTATATTATACGGCGTATTAATACCCGCATACTTATTTATTAAATCGTCATAATTGTTCCAATCGTTATATATTTCTGGAAATTTAACTCCGGTCCAAGTCCACATTCCGTATTGTTTAATGTATTCCAAATCGCATGGATAAACCATTACATTCTGTAATTTATTATTAAAATCGTTGCTTTTTTCGTCAATTACATTAATAATTTGGTAAACTGCCACCAAATATAGTTGTGGGTTGCTGATTGGAGCAACAATTCGATTATATGGGTGTTGGAGAACAAACGTATAACAAAATTGTTTGTTTAACATATCTAAATATAAATTATTTAAGGTCATTGCTTCTGTAAACATCTCATTATATGTTTTCGGGGGGTCACAATTAAAAAAAGACGTGTTTCCACCAACCACATTTTTGGTAGATATTTCCCATCCTCCATCTGTCTCTTTATCCTGATCCCAAAAAACATTTACCATTGTCCCGTCGATAAATTCTTGAGCTATTAAGTGGTCCGTTTTATCCGGAAATAGTTTTATAAATTCGTCACAGTCAACCGATTTTGTAGGTGAAAACGCAACAACTTTATTTTTAGAATTAACAACAATTGACCGACACAGTCCGTAAGTTTGATTAGTCTCATTAGTTAATAATGATTTATTATAAGAAATTGTCGTATAATCATTATATTTTTGTTTATTCAATTTTAGGGATATATTCTCTTGTTCATTTGGATTGTTTATTAATTCAATTAAACCAGGTATTATTTTCAAATCAAAATAATTATTTGTATCCATTATAAATAATTATTCTTGTGAAATCTTTAAATATGTATTAATTATACTTTATCTTAAGCATAAAAATTTCTATAATAAATATAGAAACAAATGGAACAAACTATTCAAAATAATAACAACTATACTTCTAAAAGTTTCGGATTACAACTGGGAGATATTATATTAATTACAGATAATTCAAATGAACAACTTAACGGGAATACCTTTTTTATTGATTATATCGATAATTCAAAAATAAAATTAATTAATGTCGAAGATTTATCAGTCTATGAGTTAAACCTAAATGAAAACAAAACAATAGATAACTCCACGATTTCAACTATATCGCTATTAAGTCGTAACGATGAACCAGGATATGCTAAACAACACGATTTATTACCAAATACTTGGGTAAATATATATTTTGGTGGAGATATTCCTACGGTAATAACTGGTGAAATTACAAATCTTGAAGGTGATATGATTGAAATCAAAACGTATCCAAGTAATGATATCATTTATTTAAATTTTGATTACAAGGGTATTCCACTAAATCTCCCTATTGAACTAATTGAAATTAGAGATAAAATAATAAAACCAACAGAACAACCAGAGGATGCCGTAGAACAAGAAGAAAACCCAGACGCAAATCCAGACGCCGAAGAACAATACGAACCAGGTTTACCTCAAGATACAATAAACGTCAAAACACAGTTTCGGGAATTTATAATAAATCCAAACCAAGTTGAATTTGGAAGAGAGGAATATGGACCAATAGTTCAATTAATTGATGTCGACACAAATAGAGAACGGTATAGTATTGAAACACAATCAAATGATTTATTAGATGATTTATTGTCTACAATTCCAAGTTTTAAGAGAACTAATGTTGTATTAAATAATATACACACAACTATTGAAAGATATAAACAATTGAGAACTATATTTTCAATTTTCGATGAATACGGAAACGTTTTAAACCCATATTTAAAAGAATCCAAGTGGAAACCATTAACCAAGTATTTTGAAAAATTTAACAAAAATTTATATTGGATTTTACCTAATGTAAAAAATGTTAAAAAACTCTATATTGAAAACGAGTCAACCGAAAACGAATACAACACTATAGAATATATTGATTTATCTCAGGACTTGGATGATATACACAATATATTTAAAAATTATAAAAATAATTCACAAAACACAGATGATAAATATTCCACTTTATTTACTGAACTAAATCCACACTTTACCCCTTTTAATTATGTTGAGTCTGAATCAAAGTATGGCATAATTCACGAAAAATCGGTTGAAACCGACATTAATGTTATTGTATATGATATTAATGACAAAGAAACCCAACCGTTCTTTACAAGATACAACACAGGTCTTCAAAAATTAAATGCGTTTAGTATGAATGGAAATCGAATGATAACTACACGTGAAAACCTTACAAACCCGGATATATTACAAATTACATCATTTGTTACTTTGCCAGAACCTACAATACGATTTTCAAGAGTAAACCTTCCAAATACGTCATTGTTGGATAAATCAAATTTAAATATTAATTTTTTAAATTATTGGCAGTTATTTAAACAAAATACGTTTAGTGTAAACAATATTATAGTTGATAATTTAGACCAAGAACTCGATTTTAATGAAAACAATTTCGTGAATAATATCAAAAATTTTGTTTTAAATTTACCCGAAAAAGAAATTAAATCGAATTATACGAATTTTATTGATACCATTATACCTAAAACCCGGGTTTTATTTAATTTAATGAAAAAATATATAATAGGTAAACTTTCCATTGTTGATGTAGTGAGTTATTTAGAACCCTTTTTAATTTATTCAGATGATTTAACATATAACCAGTATAAACAAATTACCGATTTTATTAATGAACAACTCACAGATTATAATAAAACATTAATTGAAAAAAGCAAGGTCTTACAAGAATTTAAAAGAATAGATGAAAGGTTTAAAATAAAAAATAAGGTTTTACCATTAATTAATATATTAAGCACAAAAGACAGTTTAAGTGATGTGGTATTTGAAACCTACGATTTTACAGATAAATATGGAAACGTATTCACAAATTCAGAATTATTAAAAAAAATGGTATTTACCGATTTTGGAAATTTGTATAATACAGCAATAACGCTTGATACGTTATCTCTTATTTTCCCTACAAGTATTAACAATATTTTAGAGTCTGAATTAGATAAAAAAACATCCACTGAAAATAACACAGATAAATGTAAAAATTATATAATCGCAAAACAATATTTTGACTTATCTGATTTGGAAAATGATAATGATACGGATATTTATTTTGATAAACAATACGATACAACCAATTACGGTATTTTGGATAATTATGAAAAAGAAATAGTAAATATGCCTCCTGAATTTTTTATGGGGTTTTTAATTGAAAAACTTAAAACAACCCTTAAATTAAACGAAACTGAATCTGAATATTTGGCAGATACTTTAATTAATGGTTATAAACGGGTATTAGACGGAAACTATGCCGTGTTAAATTATGTACCTTTAAATCCAGAAACTCAATTTAAAATGGCATATTATGTTCGTAAAAATAACAAATGGATATTGGACGATTCTGTCGATAATAATATAATTAGTGATAATCAAAATATATTATGTAATTTACAGATTGATTGTGTTAGTTCATCAGATAAAATCGACGACAAATGTGAGAGTTTAAAAACATCCGGTAAAAAAATACAAAAAAAAATATTGACAAATATTTTGAACGAATTCGACGAAAAATACGAAATTTCTAAAGTTGAATTTGAAACTGATATTCGTAAAATGTTTGATTATTATTTAAAAATAAATCCTGTTTTGAGCAAATTACACTACTTTGAAATGTTAAAATATAATGAACAAAAATATAATATTGGAACTGATAACACAACCCCGATAGACGAGTCTTCTATAATTTCACCATATTTTAAATTAAGAGACCTTATATTAAAGCAACCCGAGTTCACACAAAAACAAACTTATATTCTTAAATTCGTTGCTTCGTTTACAAGACAACCATATGATAACATAAATGAAGACCCAACTGTTGAACCCGAAAGCGAACATTGGTTATATTGTGTCAACACAAACGTTAAATTATTGCCTTTGTTTTTATTTAAATTAGCAACGGCATTTTTTCAATCTGCCGAATCATATAATAATACGCTTCAATTAATAATCAAAGACATCGGCGCTAGAAGCGATGATGGCGACTCATGGGTCGATAAACATAGCGGGTATGTTATAACACGAATTGATTTTGAGGTTGAAGAAGAATATTCTGATAGTGGATTTCTTGTTAAATCGAGGGATGTTTTACAACAATCGGTAGGTGATACTCTTACTCTATCAACTAAGAATTTAAAAATTTTCGATAGTCCGGAATTCACACTTATTTATAATATTATAAATGAATTATCATTTGTTATGGGTGTTAATATTGATACACAAACAGAATATATAATAAATGTGGTTTCAAATGTAATTAAAGAAAAAATAACTAGTGAAGAAGCGTATACCAAGGATTTTAACGACGCAATGAATAAAGGAAAACCAATACCATCATATAAAGAATTGTATAATACTATAATGTTATACACCACTGCCGGATTATTTTTAATATGCGTTCAAACGAGTATACCACCAGTTAAAACCAGGAAAACATACCCAGGATGTGTAAAATCGTTTGATGGGTATCCGTTTGAAGGAGCAGGAGATTTACAAAGTGTAAATTATTTAGCGTGTGTTTTATATAAATTAAAATCAAAGAAAAAACCATGGAATGTTCTTGAAAGAAAGAAAGAAGCAGCAATCGCAAATTTGATAAAAATTGCTATTGATAATTATCTCTTGCCACTTACAGATATCGTTCGTAAATTTAACGAAAAAACGGAATACCTTTTAAAAAATCAAGACACAATAATTAGTGATGAATATAAAATTACAAATTGGAAACAATTCTTACCACCATTAGTTGAAATCAAAATTAAAAACTTGGCAAATATCACAACCGAATTTAAAAAATCATTGTTTGATTATAAAAAAGCGTCATTTAATAAAGGAGAAAAAACGCTTATTATCGAAAGTAAAATTATTAAATTTTCACTGGCAATACAAGAAAAAATACAACAAGTGATTAATAGTGAAAAATTATTATTATTAACATCTGACAATAGACCTTATGTTGAAAACGCCTGTTGTAATGAAAACACTAAAATGACCACCATCGAATATTTTAAAAGCAAAAATGCTGATATTTCGATTTTTAATGGTAATGTTGAGGAACTTACAAATGTATTAAATGAAATTTATCAGTTATCAAATGGTCTTTTATTTTCAAATAAAATAAATACCAAAAATGTATATCCAGCAGTTTCAACAAATTTTAGCGAACAAACTATTTATACAGCATTTATTTTATATTGTCATTTTAAAACACCCGTTCCAATTAATAAATTATTATTGCCTTTATGTAATGTAAAACCCGAGTATATTAATGTTGGAGATTCTAATATCGAAATTATTCGTAAATTAAAACAAGATGGTAAAACATATTCAACCGAGAATTTTTTAAGATTATTACAATTAATTAGCAGACAAAATATAATTAATGTCGAAATAACAAGACGAAACATTCCAGAATTCAGCAGATTAAATGATTTATTAACCGCGTTTAATACCGAAAACGAAGAAGTAATCGAACCCGAATTACAAAAATTAATTCACAACCTTATTAATAAAAATAACGAGGATAACGCACAAACTAGAAATATTAATAATTATTTAATTAAACAAAATAATAGTATCAAAATTAAAGTGGTTGAATACATTGCCAAAAACGCAAACCTTACAAAGAAAAACATGAGTGTAATAACTAAATTTATAAATACATTAAATGATTGGGAAGGGTATAACGAAATAACAGATAACGCAACCAAAATTTCAAATGATTCTCTATACAATATAGTCCAATTTTTAAAAACTTATATCCAAAATCTAAGTGTTACATTTCCTAATATGATTTTAAATAAAACGTCACATATAATGACTCCAAATTGGCCTTTTGCTAAAGTGTTATCTTCGAGACATTATAGCGATATACAAAAGGTAATTAAAGAATATTCTGAAAAATTGATAAAATATCACGAGGACCCTACCTTATTAAATGTATTACAAACTGTTCAAAAAACAACACTAAATATATTAAAATTATCGCAGGAATTACAGAGTTTTTCTTCTACAAACTCACAGACCATATTTAATGAACGAACTAGTAAATTTTTATTTGAACACTTATTTTTAAAGGTTTGTATGAATTATATTGAATTATCACAAAATACAAAAATGATTGTAAGAGAAAAAACCACTAGAAATAATATAGATGACGTGTATAGTGTGGAAAATACATATTCAGTAATGAATTCAACCGTATATAATTTAGATATAAATACTATTGAGACCAACATTAATGTAATCCAAGGAAATCAAAAACAACTCAAACAAAAGGTTGCCGAATTGTTATCAACGTATATTCAGATTATGAGCAACCATAAGTCGGATGTCGACACATCATACGAATTAATAATGGATAAAATATTTAAATTAAAAGAAAAGGAAAAGGATACGTTTACAGATAGATTAAAAGAGTTGAATGATGAAGAACGCGAAGCAGATACGGTCCTTAAAATAAATAAACTTGGAGTTTGGAATAAAGGGTTACAAAAAGGTTTAACCAAATATGTCGGTGAATATTATGATGAGGAAATCGAAATGGATAAACAGCAAAATAATAAAAAACAGAAACTTGAAAATATGTTGGGGAAAAACAAAAACGTAAACGATGGAAATATTGATATTTATGTTGATGATTTAATGGAACAGCAAGAAATCGATGACGATATTGACCGCGAAAATTATGATATGTCGCGTATGACAGAAGACTATAACGATGGCGATTATGATGGATATGAAAACGGTAATGATGATTACGATAATTATAATTAATGACCCTTTTACAGAATTTGTGTCAACACAAATAAATAGAAATCCATAGACTTTATAAATTAATTAATATTTATAGGTTTTTTAAAGAATTGTTGTTGACACAAATTATTGGGGATCCGGATACTTTATAAATTAATTAATATTTATAGAGGTTTTATACCATCTGTAAATGACAGATTATATCTCAAGTTTTCTCCTAATTTTGTCCTTTTTCCTAAAAAAATAAAATATTTATTTGCCAAAGCATATTCCTTTGGTTTTTTATGTTTCA